TAATTTACATATATCCAAGAGGAAAATTATTATGGCTATTCTTAATAACGTAGAACTATTCTTTGCTAAACTTGACCCTAAAAAGCCTAATGCACGGTTTGATGCTAACAACCCTACATGGGAAGTTCAAATTCGTACTCGTGATAAAAAGCAAGCTAAAGAATGGAAAGACTTAAACGTTAATGTCAAAACAGATGATGATGATAATGGCGTTTTCTACAAAGCAACTCTTAAAAAGAAAACTAAGAAAGCTAATGGAGAACCACAGAATCCAGTTAACTTAGTAGGTGGCGATTTAGCACCTATTGACCCAAATACATTAGGTAATGGATCTATTGGCAATGTTCGTATTTATCAGTATAATTATGAAGTAGGTGGCCGTAAAGGTGTTGCTTCAATGCTTATGGCAGTACAAGTAACAACATTAAAGGAATATACACCAAAACCAAGAGAAGACGATTTTGAAATGACTGAAATGGAGGTCATTAAAGTAGCTGATAATCAAAGCGTAGATGAAGATCAATTTGCATCCAAAGATGAGTTAGAAGACTTAGACTTTTAATAATTAACAACTTAGGGGGAGACTATAATGGTTTCCCCCTTTCTTATTAAGGAAGTGATATGGAATTATGCAGAGGTGTATATCTAGCTGGGCCTATGGCGGGGTTAGATGCACGAGATATGAAAGAATGGCGAAGTTATGCTCAAAAAAGATTATTAGATGCTGATATTAAAGTTCTTGATCCTACTAGACGTATTAGCTATCATCAACAAATTCTTAACGATAGAGGATTAGATCGTAATATTGCTAACAGAATCTTCAAACAAGATTTAAGAGATATAGCTCGTTGTGAAGTATTACTTGTAGACATGAGAGATCTTCCAGGGATTAAGGGTCAAGGTACTGCTGCAGAAGTAATGTTTGCTCATATGAAAAATAAAGTAATTATTATGTGGGTAGCACCTATTGATACTTTAAATCCTTTTATGACAGCAATGGCAACAGAAATTCATGAAACTTTATCAGAAGCAGTAGAGGCTTGTATTGAACATGCAGGATGATCACACTATAACAAGTATTTTTTACGAAGTAACAATAGATGGAGCATATTATGACAGTTGGATTGGTTATGAAACCGCTGTTGAAAGAATAGAAGAACTTATAAAGGACAGTACAATAGGTAGAATTGAGCTTTTTGAAATAGAACGTTCTCAAACATGGTTAGGAGTTTGGAATGAAAAATAAAAGAACTTATACTGTAATTTCTTATTATTGGCACAAAGAATGGGATAAAGAAGTTTCTTGGCAAACCCACGAAGGTTGTGATTGGTCTTATGTCGAAGATTTTATTGAACATCAAACTGGTTTAGGTTATAAAGTAAAAATTTTTGAAGAAAGGCTAGAACATATTGACACCTATGAACCTATAGAGGATGATGATGATGATGGTCAACCTGATTGGGAACAAGAGTGGGAAGACCTTTATGGTCCTGAAGATTATATTACAGAAAGGTTGTAATGATGTACAAAATTAATGTATCGAAGTATGATGGTCGTAATAGTTATGATAGTAGTAACTCTTATAGATTTTTCTTTAGAATTGAAGATGAAGATCCTTTTCGTATCAAAAAAGTTGCAGAATTAATAAAACAACAATATTTGTACCCTGATTATAATGTAACTTTTTATTATAGATCATCTAGAGATATAGAAACTGATTCAGATTTCACATACTGGAAAAAGGAAAAATAAAATGGGATTTAGTCCACGAATGTATGAAATACATCTTTGGTTAAAAGATGAAGATGGTGACTGGTGGTGGGAACCTTATGGTGCAGGTTACTATAGTTATGAAGAAGCAACAATATGGTATGATCGTTACAAAAATGGCGGACATACGGGTGTAAGAATTGTTGAAACCAAAATAGTAAAGGCATATGAAGATGGCATCGAATATACTTAATTTAACTACTTGCATGACAACAGCATATAATCATACAAATAAAGATGGTAAGTATCGTATTTATTGGGCGCATGTTCCTCAACATAGAGGTAAACATCAAGGTTATATTGGAGTAACTAAATTAACTGAAATTGGTTTAGGTATGCGGTATGGCATTGAAATACCTGAAGCGCTTGATCCTAATAAAGTTAGATCTAAACGGAGAGTTCATGACTTTATGAATAAATACTATGATTCAGTTATCATAGAAACTATTGCAGAAGGTCTTACAAAAAAAGAAGCACTAAAATTAGAAAAAGAATTAAGACCTTATGATAATAAAGGTAAACATTTCAGTAAATATAATTGGAATGAAAGAAAAGGTGGATAATGAAGATTGAAGTATATTATAATCTCCACCATAAAATATTTTCAATAAAGTCCCGACAAGGTGAAAATTACGGAAAAGTAATAAAACATTCACCTCGTGTAGTGGTTATATCACCTACGTTTGCAGTACAGCAAGCAGGACGAAAAAGAGTATTAGAAACAAAACAAAAGAATGTACACGCATTTGTTAGAGGTCATGACTTACTTGAATATATAATTCCAAATGGTAATAAAAGATTAGTAACATATGATCCTTATAAATACGAACATTTTGTATTTACAGATACAAAGGAAAGAATATATAGCGCAGACATGGCTATATTAAGTAAAATCAACAATAAACCAGTTATAGAGGTGTTCAATGGCAGGGGTATCGCACGAAATACAGAAGAACTTTGTGATAGAACAGTTGAAAGGTACGCATGAGTTTGAAGTAGAAATAATTGCAAGAGTAACTCATGGTGGTTCAAATTTTCCAGGCTCAGATGAACCTGTATGGAGTTGTTGTGATATATTAAGCATCTATAATCCTAGAAGAAATAAAGAAATTTCTCAAAGATTAAAGGATTATTTGATTATGCTTTACGGTGATTGGTTTGAGGAGGACATACTATATGGATCCTAATGATTGGCAAAGACTAGATGATAGCTTCGAAGAAAGGGCAGCTATCTTAGAATACGATGCGGGTTTTACTCGATATGAAGCAGAACAAAGAGCAGCTCAAGCTTATGGTTTTAACAATAAAGCAGAGTTTAAAGTTCATATACAAAAACTAAAGGCAGGTAATATTGCAGTATAAAGTATACAGAAATAAAAACAGTGATAAGGCAGACTATATTGGGGATAATTGGCAACAGGCCATAGATTGTTGGTCTTATTGGACAGGCAATAAAATGACCCCTGTAATAAAAGTTTATGAATCAAATAATCCAAATCAGATGTTGTTATACGTAGCTAGTACACAACGATGCATACATGATTGGTCAACATATTTACATATGAACCGAATAGAAAGACGCATTGCTAAAGAAACTGGTTTAATTACTATATATCCAGAAGATGATTTAACAGATCGTACAGGAAACATGGAAAAACAACCTGATTTAAACCATGAAGAAAAAATAGACTTTCATGGAAACTTTAATGATATGTCTAATAAAGAACAAGACGCAATCATTAACCCTAAACACTACAAAATGATTCCAAAAGAAGCTTACGCTAAATTTCCTAATGGTTTAGAATACATAGATCTTATGGAATACATTCTTAAACAACATAAAGGTGTTGAAGCTCATCTATTAGGGCATATATTTAAATATGCTATGAGACTAGGTAAAAAAGATGCTTCTTTACAAGACGCTAAAAAGATTGAATGGTATGCTAATCGACTAGTAGAGGTAATCGATGACAAACAAAGAAATTCATAATAAACTAATGTCAATTAGTATAGCTATAGCTGCTAATGATGACTTAGAGGCTCAAAAAGCAGTTATGGAATTACTATCTTACTTTAAATCTGATTATGAATTTGAAAAGAATGTTTCAAAAGTTTATGATCCAGATAAAGAATGGCCTGATTTTGTAGATGGAGCACCTATATGACTGAAGCAGAAGATATCTTTTTCTTAGAACAGGAAAAAGCACTAATTAAGGTTAAACCTGATATTCAACGGGCTTTAGACTGTATGGAAAGTGCTATGCATTGGTTACATGAAACTGAACCATATCAATCAGAAGTTTTA